ATAATAGATGGATTTATCTACAAGACCACCAACTGCAGCATACCCAACAGCTTTTTCATAAACAACAGATTCTCCATTGTAGAAAAGATGATATGTAGAGAATCCAACAGTATTATCAGATGTGCTTACATTAAGATCTGCGTTGAAAGTTTTTGCATTTCTTACAGCTCTAAGTCTTGACGAAGCAGTAGCGCCAGAACCATTACCACCAGTAATAGTAATTGATGGTATGGTTTTTAAATCATATCCACGATAAGTAACTTCAATTGACTTGAAAGATCCATTTTCAATTACAGCAAAAGCAGTAGCACCAGATCCAACAGAATCTGTAATATTAATGTTTGGTGGATTAATTACATCATACCCATTTCCACCGTTTTCAACATCAATATTTGATACGTCTCCGTAGTAAATTTCATCACCAGATTTGTTTGAAACGATTTCTACACCGTTTAAGAACATACCGATGTTTTCTTTTTCCAGTAGATTATTATTTTCCTTTAGTTGTGGAGTTACTGGAAACTCTCTTAAGAAGTTTTGATGTTGTAATTGATTATTGTTTAATTCTGATGGAATAAGTCGATGAGAAGATCCACCACCACTAATAGATAAAAATCTCTTCAAAGAAGCATCAAAAGGACTTGATGATAATTTAATTTCATTTTCACTTATTCTAGTAACAGCATAAATCGATCCAGTAGAAAGACCAACTACTGAACTTGTTCCCATCGAAACTGGGGAATATGTAACTAGATCACCATTATAAAATCCATGGTTATTAATAGTGATTGTATTACCACTTATATTTGCGGGGGTAAAACTTTTTCTTCTATCCGTAGCATAAACTCTATATGATGGTAACGATCCAGATGCAACATATACATTATTTCCATCAAGATCAGAATAAGTGTTCTGTACATTTGATGTATAATCCGAAATCTTGATAAAAGAAGAATTACTTGATGCACGGTTCAAATTCTTCCGCACAGTGTATGTTCTGGATACATTTAAACTTCCAGAAGTTATCGTAATCTTAAATTGTGTTGGACTTATAACCTGAGATACAATTCCATTCACATTCAAAGGAACTGCAGAACTCTTATCCAATATAGTTACAGAATCATCAATGTACAACAAGTGTGGAGATACTGTTGTTATAGTATTACTTGCAACATCTATGACTGATGTATTAGTTTCTATATTTTTGGCAACATGACTCTTAGTTTTGAGATTATGTACCCAAGAATTTAATCTATAGTTTGTAGGGGAGGAAATATTACCAAGACCTCTGGCTTTCAGTTTATCATTAGCTACCAGAGATGATACTTCATCAATGTTTGCGTTAGAGACTACCGAAGTGAGTCTAAAGTATACTGGTTTTGTAATATCACCATTTTCATAAGATACAACTGTATTTGAAGATCTTACAAGTTCACCATCCGTATACGCAGATGTGATCCCACTAACTCCAAAGAATTGAGTTGATGATTTACTGGTATAAGTAGCGACTCCAACCGTTTGTCCCGTTCCAACATAGAAAGAACCACTATTTTCAAATCCAAGAGTAGAATCTACACTTAAAACGGTGGATCCAATAGAAACTGATTCTGTAAGAGCAGAGGATCCAGTTACTTCAAACTTTCTTATAATTGAGTTTACACTCAAACTGATTAGATAATATGGTTTGTTGTTTTTTGGATAACTTTGAACATTAAAAATAGCACCACTAACTTCGGGGTTTGTGGTTTGATACAGTGTCTGTCCAATTACATTAAGTGGATTACCATCAATCAATTCTGCAACCAAATCATAGGTTACAACATAATCAGCATCAGATGGAGCAATAAGATATTCGATTGGCTTAATAACTTCTGCTCTTTGATTATAAAGAACATTGAATAAAATCTTTACTGCTTCGTCGGTTCCCTTAGAAGAATAGAAATCTTTAGCTTGTCTAAGGAAGTTTGCCTTATCTACAGCGTTAGATAGTGTTCTATCTTCAAATCCAGGCAAAAACTGAGTTTTTGTCTTTTTCCAAAATTCTTGAAGGAAGAGATTGCTTAAATTAACAACTCTTGACGATGAAATATGACTATCCGCTTCAGTTTGGGAAAATACCAAACTTTCGGTTTGATTTGACTTATGAAGACTCTCTACACCACTAAAACCACGAATACAACCAGTAAATGAATTTGTGGTTATACCTGTATACGTGATAATTTCATCATTGATCTTTAAAAGACCATATTTTTCTGGCCAACCAGTTGTAGAAGTTACATTAATGGTAGTGTCAAAAGATGTAACTGCACTGGTGCAAGTGGTGAATCCAATTAGTCTATCATTTCCACTATATGTTTCAACTTTTTGATATTCATTCAAATTTGAAATGATATCAATTGGACCGCCTTGAAATTCTTGAGCAATGTAGCTCTGTTTAAGGAAATCCACAAAAAGTGGATTTTCCTCCGATACAAAAGATGGTAATTGACTTTTTACGATCTGATTGATCTGGACTTTCTTGGAAGCGGTGTCGATCATTACTGTCTAATATATTTTCCGTTTAAGAAGCTGGAAGTTGAAACAAAAGATGTGCCTGATGTATTTGCACCTGTTGAAATAATATCTTCAACTGTACTAATTGTACTTTTGGCAACAGAAAGTTGAACATAAAGATCTTTCAAACCAATAACATCGTTGGAATCAGGGATGGCTTGAATTTCGACTACGTTGTTAGCTTTCTCAGTGGATAAAATCCTTATTGTATCTATAATGATTTCACCAACGTCATATTTGACAGTACCAGCATTTTTAAGAACAACTTCTGGTTGACCAGTGCTAGTTAAACGGAACATAAAAAGTCGTCCCGTAGTCTCATTTGTATATGCATCGGCAAAATACAGAGTTCCTCTAATACCATCAACGGTAAATCCAGTGGATTTGATATTAAATCCTTCTCTACGATTATGAAATTTGTTCCCGTAACACAATTCGTACTGAGCAAAGTTAGATGTATTAGCTTCAAGGTCCCTACGAATGATTACCTTGGTTATATTGGAAGTAATCGCAGTGTCAGTCTCATCAATAATTTTTTGAACCTTACTGTACTTAAACCTTCCACCGAATTTGTTCAAATCGGATGAAGATGCATAAGTATTCAAAGATGAGGTAATTTTTGTCTTTAGGTCAGCAACACTACTCACCATATTTGTGTTGTAATAGACTGTAGAGCTTAATTCAACAAACAAATACTTAAGATCTATGAATTCTGGTCTAATTCCAGCAACTGAATAACTCTTCAGTTTTTGCAAAAGTTGTCTTTTGTCAAAATCAGAGATAAATTGACCATTTTTGGGTTTAATTGAGATGAAAACCTTACCAAACTGAGGTGGACTTGCATCTTCTCCACCATATGCAGTTACAGTATCTGCATTTGAATAGATTGTTGGAATAATCGCCTCATAATCATTGGCAGTTACTGCACGATACTGTGAAGAATAGACTCTTGGTGCAAGATTCTTGATTGTACTAATATTTTCGATCTCAGAACCATTTCTTGATGATTGATTTGTAATGATATCAGAGATTCCAGTGGTGATCAATCCACCATCATTATCTACAAGTTTTCCAGAGAACGCAAAGTTAGCAACACCATTACCATTTACACCATCGCAAACGATGTAGGAGACGTTTACAACGTTGCCTGAAGAGAGTTTCTTACCAATGACACCATCACCAAAAAGTAGTTCATATCTTTCATCCTGAACCTCTTGTAACAAATAGATTTCGGATGTTGTAGTAATTCCTACAATATTGTCAACTTGATTATAAATTTTTTGAGTTGAAGACGAGGATGTGTCTCTTACTCTAACTTTGATAGTTGATGTATCAACGTATGGATTTGGAATAATAAATCGTTGATTAGTTTGTGAACCATCAACACGAAATTCCTTAGTTAAATATGTTCCTTGTTTAATATCAATCGTAAAAAATGCAATTCCATCACTAACAGGTGACGTTACATCTTCAGGAATTGCGAATGTATAGTTAGTATTTGCAAGATTACCCAAAGCAACTAGTCCGGCCTTGAGTGTCACTGTAGATTTTGTGGTTCCTGAACCC